TGCATAATTTCAAGCATCCTATGGGGCATCAGGTATATGGCATTATTCATCCTGATTGCAAACAGTCCCGGCTTATTCCCCGTCTCAGCCCACAGCTTCATTGCGTTGTGCTGATTTTCCTCTATCCGGCTTAGTTTAAATACCCCATCCCGGCAATCCTTGCAATCGAATACATATGCATGCCCATTCCTTGCCGCTATCACGTCAAATGGCTGACCGTTCTGGTTATCCTGCATTAAGTGTGCCCAGAAGCCATGTTCGTAGAGCTGCTGCGCAAACTCTTTTTCAAATGCTGTTCCATTGCTTTTATTACTCATCGCTACCTCCTAATCCGAAAGTCTAACCTTTTTAAGTTCCCGTCTAACTCAAAAATTAACAAAAAAACATACTCAAAGCCGCTATTTTACTGATGGTCTAACCGTCTAACCGAAAAACCGCTTGCATATCTATATATTTATATTGCAAATTTCGCACATGCCCAAATTTAAGCTCCTATACGTAGTGTATAAACAGGTTAGACTGGTTAGACAGGTTAGACTCTATATATAAAGCCCCTATCCATGCGGTTTCAAGGGTCTAACCATGGTCTAACCTTAATGCTTTCAGGTTAGACTTTAGTTAAATGGCAGTTCCATCTGCTCATCCTCAATCGGCATAAATCCGTCATTGTCCACATCAGTTTCCAAAGTTATTTTTATGTAGCTTGCCTTGATCCCAAAAACCTTTGTACTGTGGATATATTTTCCTTGGGAATTACGCTTTATCTGCTCGCGCTCTGCCCATTTTTTACTTACGGCGGTATAATCAAATCCATTTTTATTTAAGAAATCAACCAGCACGTCCTTGTTGATTATGGCGATCCCACTTTCCACCTTTCCCCAGACTTCCCCCTTATTAATGGAATTATCCTCCTTGGGATCCTCGAACCGTACTTGGTTCTTTGCAATCCAATTAATAATGCCCGTATAAGCCCTTTCCGCTACGTCTATTTCCTTGGAACCCTGCAGATATCTTTCGATATCGGCAATCTTTAAAAGATCATCTTCCGGAAAGAAAAGTTCCGTGGCGATGTCGTCCGCCAGTAATACGCAGCTCATGGCCATGGCTTGTTTGTCTGTAGTATCCAACTTGCAGATTTCATCAAAATAAGTTTTATACCGTTCTACAATCTTTTTTGTTTCCGTATTCTGTATATATTTAACGAACTCTTTGCCGGCAAATCCAAAATTTTCAGCCATCATGGTGCTTACGTAATGACCATCATCCACCAGCTTGTCATCTATGGCGATTTCAATTACCCGGTTCTTGGATCCGCCTCCTGAATTCGACTTGGTGATCGGCTCCTCTCCCGTAAGCAGGAAACTGTTTTTCCATGTCCTGGTTTCTTCCACTCCACCATAAGCTTTTGCACGTCCGCGATCCACGCCTTCCGTGATCTGATAGATTAACTGATCGAAATTCCCATTCCACTTATCCTTTATGGTCTGCAATTCATCCCCGGCGAATGGAATGGAGCATAAGAAAGCCGCATTTCTCATAATTGCGTTTTTGGTCATGTTCATGGTCTTAACCAGGCCTCCCAACCTGGGATTTCCCCAGACGGACATAGCCACCATGAGCGCCACTGTTTTACAGGTTCCGGTTGCGCCCCATACGTGCAGCACAAAGGGCAGCACCCCAAGAGGCTCTAACAGTGCGCTTGCAAGACTGGCCGCCATCATCATGCGGAGAGGTATGTTTTTCCTCCATTTACCGCATAGCTCCTTCCATGTATCAAAACTGCCTGCCGTTTTAATGTTTTTAAATATAACCTCGTAATCCGGATCGCCCTCATATCGGATATCGCTTGCATATGGCGTAAATTCCGTTCCAACCCAGCCGAGCCTGTTGATGGATTTCTTTGGGGCGAGCTGTACCGGATTCATTCCGACGCAATCGCTGATAAACCGAACAAGATACTTTGCATTTTCTGTCGTCACTTCAATTCCCTGCTGGCTTAAAACATCCACTATCTTACTTGAATTAGCGCAAATACAACGATCCACCGTAATTTTCTGCCAACAGCCGCATTTAAAGAAAGCAAGCGTTATTCGTTCTTCATTCGTATCAACATTCTTTAGTATTTCTATCGGCATGATTGGATGGGGGCTGGCAATTACTCTCGTGGGTATTCCTCTTTGATCCCATTTTTGCTTAGTCACTCCGGTATCCCTTGCGTTCCATTCCCCGCAAACGAGCTTGAGCGGCTGTTCCGTGAATTGGGTCTCATTACCGGTCTGCTTCATCTTTTGTACATAATCCATGATAAATGCCTTATATATGTTGTCGAACTCCCTTGCACGTTTCAGCATCCTTGCTTTCGCTTTTAGCGCCTCTATATATTGTGTCCTCTCCACGATGTCCTCTATCTCAAAAATGTTGTAGAATACCTCATCGGGAAATGGCTGCCCCGGTTCCATTGCATCCATGCCAGCCAATAACTCGTTTCCTGATTGCTCCAATCCGCCTCACCGCCTTCTTGTCCGCATAATATCTTTCCGGGCATTTTTTTAAGCATTCCAGCCTGTAATCAACAATTGATAATTCCTGCAAGGCTTCAATGAAATGCTCATCTTCCGGATTCCTGGCTGCCTCGCACAGGAGCTGCCTGTAAGCCGCCAATGCGGCATATGCGCATTTTACAAAGTAGTCCAGCTCTTTTCTTTGCCCTATCCTTTTTTCACGTTCCCGCTTTTCCCTGTATGACAGGGCTTCCGTCTGTATTGGGAGCGAAAAGTCTTCTATGAGTTTTAAACATGCCTCTTCATTCCTCAAGCTATAGAGCTCTGCTACAAACTTGATTGCATCCCCGCCGGAACCACATGAAAAACAATAATATCCTTTGTCATTCGCATAGATTTTCATGCTCGGATGCGCATCGTTATGAAAGGGACAGAGGCATTTGCCCCTTTCATTTACATGGAATCCATATAGCTCGGCCACCTGCCTCATGCTTAAGCTTGTCTTAACCTCCTGATAATCCTCTTTACATAAATGGAAGTTCTTCATCTGTGATACCATCCGGAACGCTCATGAATCCATTCTCATCCGGAGGCCCAAACTGCGGCATGCCGGCATTTGCCGGACCAGGGGTTTGTGGCAGTAACCTGTCTTCCGGGACTTTGGCGTCCTTAAGACCGTCCAGGCTTCTGATCTGGAATATTTTTGTGGCAAATTTTCTTTGTCCGTCCCGCGTTAAAAATTCTTCCCTTCCCATGACGGCACCAAATTTTTTACCGACCATGGTCTTCTCATTGTTCTCAGTACCCCATGGGAATTGAAAGTTATTTGATTTCTCTATCGCCGTGATAAGGCCTTTGAAGAATGGAAGGCTGGTCCCGTCAATGATCTGCTTATGCACGCCTTTCCATTTCGCCTGAGCATCCTGTTGCCTGCTTATCTCATATTGCTTTTTATAAAACTCTTTGTTTTCGCCTTCCGCTATATCAAACAGGACTGCCACCTGCTGCCGCCCTGATTGTGTCTGGGTCATGGAGATCTGCTTGATTACGCACACATAACACCCCGGTTGCAGTTGCATGGAATCCCCCGTGAACGCCTGTGACTCGTCATATCCCTGTGGTTTGCTTATCATTTTTATACCCCTTGCCTTTCTTCATTTTTTGGGTTTGCGATTTCATAATATTCACGGATTTTCCGGTCGACATAAAGAAGGTCATTCTCAATCTCCAGGTCCTCGAACATTCCGATCGGGGACTTGCTTACCGCGCCGCCGTCTGACTGCGTGATGAATTTATGATCCGTGGAATTGCTGACGCACCTTAAAACAATGGTGAACAGCCCTTCGAGGCATATCTTTTCATCCAGCAGCTTGCCGATCGTCTTCGGCTTAATATCCCCAAAGTCATTACAATCCTCATGCATGATTATGTAAACGATCTTATCCTCCGGCAATGCGTTTACCGTAAACTGGATCATTTCCCAGAAGTTATCCGCCAAAGTGTTATACAAAGAAAATACTGCATTTCCTGCTCCCTTTGTACTGTGGTTGCTCATAAAATAATTTGTGATCAGGTACCCCGCATCGTCAATCACGACAGATTTCGCAGGAGCGGATTTCAGGGCTTTTTTTACGGTCGCGTAATCGTCCGTCACCCATCCGTTTATTCCCCCTTTAAATGGCAGCGGCTTTTTCAATACGCGCACCAGATTGAAGTCTTTCCCCACGCAAGTCCTAAGGCTCGCACTTTTTCCCGCACCTGACTTTCCAATAATCAGTACCGGTATTCCCATAGGTCACGCCTCCCCATAATTGATTTTCGTAAGCAGTTCCATCGTCTTATTTCCCGTATCGCTCAAAGACGCTGCTTTGCAGATCGCCAATGCCGAATTCTCATTTTTCCACATAAGCAGTGACCCGTCATATGTTAATGCTGACGGTCCCACGGGAGGATTTTCACCTTCCAGTTCTTTGAAATCAATAATTCCATATAAGGCTTCGTTGACCGGGATTAAGCTCTTAGTTTCGTTCACTTGAAATAAACGGTTTGTATTCCATCCGGCATCATATATGATCGGCGTTACGGTGAACGGAACCTTTGCGTCAATAAACGTCCCCGGCAAATCAAAAAATATGTTTTTTGTAATTTCATATTGAATCGGTTCGTCTTTTACCGCACGAAACATGTCGCCGCTATCCGGCATTATCCCCGTATGCTCCATAACCGCGGCTTTTACCCAGTTAGGTATATGTCCTTCATCTATCCAGACAATCCATGCATGCCCTTGCAGTACCAGGCCGCCATGTACCATTCCGACTGTCAGACCCGAGTGATTATAAGCCTCCTTGATCCATTTCTTAAATTGCGTCTTGTTTAAAAACATACAAAATCCCTCCTATTCATTCTTGCTTCTCTCTATGGCTCTCCCTGCTAATTCCAATACGATTTCGCATTCCCGGTAAGTCGGATTAAACAGGTGCCTGCTGTTAATCAATGTATTTGTCACGTCGGCCGCCGTCTTCATGATCTGATTCATCCTGTAGGGTGAAATGTCTTTTTTTTCATCCATTGCATTCCACCTACCTTATCCGCAGACTTTTTCCCCTTGGTTCTAAATGCGCCCATTCAACTTCCTTGTTTCCAAGCAGTTCGCGAATGGCCTCATTGTTTGGCACCGGCGGCAGCGGGATTAAGTATTTGCCCGGTATTTCATCTAAATTCTCCGTAATCGTCAAAGGCTGCTTTCCGCCATTTGTCTGCACGTTAAAGCTGAACAGCTCCGTCTTGAATTTCGTCTTGCCGATGAATTCAAGGTTTTTCTGCAGTGTGCTTTTTAATAATGCGCTTCTGTTTTCCAGAGCCTTTCTCCTGCCATACAGGCGCTCCTCCTCTTGCTTTATAGCTTCCGCATCGCTCAGCATGTTCTTAATCATCTTTGCGTAATTATCCGCTTTGTCCTCTATTTCTCCCTCTATAGATTCAAGCGTGTCAAGGATCACCTGCTCATCCGTTTCCCCGTCATAAAGCATGTTTAAAATGTCCTCGTAATGCTCCGTCAGCTCATATAATTTCATTCTGCTTATCCTCCTTGCTTTCACTTTTCTTCTTTTCCCGCCATATTGC